AACTACGCAGACAAGACACCAAGAATCGTCAGAATTCTATTGATGACATTGACCCGTTTGTCCGTCAAGAGTTTCAGATCAAAATGAAGAAGCACTTTGATGAGGGAATGAAACTCTACAAAGAAATGCTTGATGCTGGAATTGCAAAGGAGTGTGCTCGTTTTGTGCTTCCTTTGGCGACGCCGACAAGATTATACATGACTGGTTCAGTTCGTTCATGGATTCATTATATTGAACTGCGGTCTGCTAACGGTACACAGAAGGAGCATATGGACATTGCTCTGGGTGCTAAGAAGATCTTCTGTGAACAGTTCCCTGCCGTTGCTGAAGCAATGGAATGGGTTTCATAAATATTTACAACCAACAGAGTGAGGTTTATGCCAACATACCCCGTTATTAATTTAAAAACTAAAGAAACTAAAGAACTCAGTATGTCAATGAAGGCATATGATGAGTGGAGAAAAGAAAATCCAGATTGGGATAAGGATTGGAGTCAAGGTTGTGCTGCTGCCCAAGAAGTTGGGGACGTGCATTTGAAAGGAGAAGCTAATTCTAGTGGGTGGAACGAGATCTTAGATCGGGCATCCAGACAACCAGGCGCGACAGTAAGAAAGAATCGCGACTACAGCTTCTAATTCCTTTCACTAGTATTTTCATATGTCTTCAAAAAGAAAAAGTCAAAGTCCTGTAGTCCCATTCGGGATGAGCAACAAGCACATGAAAAGAAAAAAACCTATCAATGCTGATTTGATGAGGGACATTACACCTCTCACAGCAAACCAAGAAGAACTTTTCCGCTGCTATAAGAACGACCAAAACCTTGTCGCTTATGGTTGTGCTGGAACCGGTAAAACCTTTATTACCCTGTACAATGCTCTAAGGGATGTCTTAGATCCTAAGACCCCATACGATAAAATCTACCTGGTCAGGTCTCTTGTGGCCACCAGAGAGATTGGATTCTTACCTGGAGATCATGAGGATAAATCTTCTCTGTATCAAATTCCATATAAGAATATGGTGAAGTTCATGTTTGAACTTCCCACTGAAGCGGACTTTGAAATGCTATATGGTAACCTGAAAACACAGGGAACTATTTCTTTCTGGAGCACCTCATTCATTAGAGGAACGACTCTTGATAATGCGATCGTCATCGTTGACGAATTCCAAAACCTAAACTATCATGAACTTGATAGTATTATCACAAGAGTTGGACAAGATTCTAAGATTATGTTCTGCGGAGACGCAACACAATCTGATCTTATCAAACAAAATGAAAAGAATGGCGTTGTTGATTTCATGAAAGTCCTTCGCATCATGCCTTCAATGGACATCATTGAATTTGGCGTTGAAGATATTGTTCGCTCTGGATTGGTCAAAGAATACATACTTGCCAAAATGGAATTGAATTTATGAGTTTTATTCATTGTAATTACCTAGGTGATCTTGAACTAAACAAAAAAGAAACTAACGGCATCCGTCTCTATAACATACCAAATGGAGAATGGGTGCCGTCTATTACGTCGGTAACTTCTTTTTATAATCGACAAATCTTTGCTGACTGGAGAAAGCGAGTTGGTATTGAGGAGGCGAATCGTATCACTAAAAAAGCAACTGCTCGTGGCACTGACTTCCATGAGGTAGTTGAACTGTATATGAGAAACAAAGAGATAAACTGGGAAGAGTTTCGCCCTTTGTCTAAGTTCATGTTTCATCATGCACGTCCATATCTGGACAAGATAAATAATGTACACGCTATAGAAAGGACTCTTTACTCTGAGTATCTTGGTTTGGCGGGTCGAGTTGATTGCATCGCAGAATACGAAGGAGAACTTGCAGTCATCGACTTTAAGACATCTGAAAAGATTAAGCCAGAAAAGTGGTTAGAGAATTATTTCGTTCAAGAAATGTTCTATGCTACTGCGTATTATGAACTAACTGGTATCCCTGTTAAAAAATTAATCACTTTGATGGTTACCCCTAATGGTGAAGTCAAAGTATTTGACAAAAGGAACAAAGGGGATTATATTAAATTGTTAGTTCGTTACATCAAGGAATTTGTATCTCACAATCTTAGGACAGAGAATGGAGAATGAACTAGAAAAAGTATTAGAAAGTAAATTCTTCTGCCCTGCCCGTTTCGCACAAGAGATTGAATCCCTTGTGCATAACAATAAAGGAATGAACTATATTGATGCCATCATTCACTTCTGTGAAAAGAATAACATTGATATTGAGTCAGTACCTAAACTAATTTCAAAACCACTCAAGGAAAAAATCAAATACGAAGCCATGGAACTAAACTTTCTGAAGAGAAGTTCCAGAGCAAAATTGCCCCTTTGAATTCTTTTTAGTTGGAAAAATTTTTCCGGCCAAAAATCACTATATTACTTTTTGATGATGCCCTTTGATGCCTATAAATGTTATCTCTCGTTGAAGAATCACTTCACGAAAGATAGTTATGACTATCACAAGTATTGTGGTAAGAGTCGTGCTACGGTCCAGGCATTTTACAAACGTAAAGATCGTTTCTGGTTTGAAAAACTTGCCAGAAACAAAGACGATAAAGAAGTAGTCGAGTTCTTTGTATCTAACTTTATCACCTGCACTGATCCAAGTAAGCTTTGGATAGGAGAGATGATACGCGAAGGTGAAGGTAGATACACTGACTGGAAGAAAAGAAATCAATCTCTCTCGTATATCTTCAAGGGAGAAATAGAATCTGTCTTTGAAGATAATAATTTTGATTCAATGTTTGTTATCAATGGATCTAGTCATCCAAGGATTCTAAAATTATATTTGAGTGGTGACGTATCTATTGAAACGTTTGTAATCTTAGATCGAATACTAGGATTCAAGAATCAATTTGATAGCAAACTATCAGATCCGGTATGGGAAACCGTAAGTATGAGAATGAAAAAATATTCTCCTTTCCTAAATATTGATGTATTCCGTTATAAAAAAATTCTTAAGGGAGTTGTTCTAGAAAGAAAATGAGTTTTTTTGATTCCGAAGTCGTCCGTGCCGAAATGGCAGAGATACAAGAACTACAAGAAGACATTTATGAAAGTGTCTTTAAATTCCCTTCGATGAGTGACGAGGATAAACTCGAACACGTCAGTAAACTTGAGCGTTTGATTAGCAAACAGCAGATCATGTTTACTCGTCTGAGTTTGTCTGATGATCCTGATGCCATCAAAATGAAGGAACAGATCACCGATTCCGCAAGGATGATGGGTCTCCCTCCAACCTCTGATATGAACACTGTGTTCAATAACATGAACAGAATGCTCGACATCATGAAAAAACAGATTGACAAGGGCATCTAGAATCAGTAGAATAACTGAGTACACAAAAGCCAAATCCAATTAATCCAAGGTAATCCTATGTCTTTTTCAGACCTTAAAAAGCAATCCTCTCTTGGTTCACTGACCCAGAAGTTAGTCAAAGAAGTAGAGAAGATGAACAATACTTCCAGCGGTGGTGATGACCGTCTCTGGAAACCGGAAATGGACAAGACCGGTAACGGTTATGCTGTCATTCGTTTCCTCCCTGCTCCCGAAGGTGAAGATCTTCCGTGGGCAAAGATGTATTCACACGCCTTCCAAGGTCCTGGTGGTTGGTACATCGAGAACTCCCTGACCACTCTTGGTGGAAAGGATCCTGTGTCTGAACACAATCGCGAACTGTGGAACAGCGGCATTGATGCTGACAAAGAAACTGTTCGTAAGCAGAAGCGTAAACTGTCCTACTATGCCAACATCTATGTTGTGCAGGACAAAGCAAACCCTGACAACGAGGGAAAAGTTTTCCTCTACAAGTTTGGTAAGAAGATCTTTGATAAGGTCATGGAGGCAATGCAACCAGAATATGAGGATGAAACCCCCATCAATCCTTTTGACTTCTGGGCAGGTGCCAACTTCAAACTGAAACTGAAGAAGGTTGCAGGTTACTGGAACTACGATTCTTCTGAGTTTGCTGCACCTGGTCCTCTGCTTGAGGATGATGATGCACTTGAAGCTCTTTGGAAGAAGCAGTATTCTCTGACTGCTCTGACTGCTGCTGACCAGTTCAAGTCCTATGAGGATCTGGACAAGCGTCTGAAGTATGTCTTGGGTCAGAAACCTGTGTCACGTCCTCGCTTCGATGAGGAACTTGAGGACGAGAGCGAAGGTCGTGGATCTTTCACCCCTAAATTTGGCGGTGAAAGTGGTATGGTTGATATGGGAGGACGCACTGATGATGCCTATCAACCTGTTCAATCAAAAGATTCTGACGAGGACGATGCTTTGTCCTACTTCCAGAAACTTGCAGAAGAGTGATTACTGATATAACCTAATATTATCAGCACGTTTTAAGGTTCCGCTCACATATTGGGTGGAACCTTTTTCATATTGCATCATCTCTTGTAAGTCATCGCGAACGATGGTTAAGAATCTAGGTTTCAATAAGAATATACTTCTCTTTTCATTTTCTATTCTCTCCTCATAGGTGTAGTTTGTGATGGCCGTGGTGCTCTTCTTCAATGAATACACAACTTCAGCACTGCTTCCCATATTGGAGTGGTTACTACAATAGTAGTACAAATTATCTGGAGCATCCAGAGGAACTTCAATTCTGGTGTAACTTCCAAAGGACCCAGGAGTTCCCAGAGTGGTGACTCCACTCACATACTCTTCTCCGCCTGTTGCGTGGGTTCCGTTGGACGTTGCGGACAATCTGAGGGGATGACCTTCGTTGCTAGAATTGGACTGACTGAAGGTGTATGTGGCACCTCTCAGCAACTTCAGGATTGGTTGACGCACACCATCGATGTAGTATCTGTTGCCGTCATCAGTTGCAACCACAGATACTTCAAATGTTTTACTCTCTGTGTTTGACACGGTTACTGGTTGATCATCAAAGATGTCGTAGAAGTTTACTGAGTAATCTGATGCTACTTGAAGTCCTTCAGGTACTACAACCACTCCCTCCTTGTTTTTAACTTCAACAGTTTCATAGTGATGGACACCATTATATAACGTGTCATAGTCACCATACTTATCCAGCATGAAACGATCGAAGTCCGATTGCTTCAGAGGCCATTCAGTTTGAACATTGATGATATTGTTGCAAGTCAGAACTAACCAATCAAGATTAGAATCTCCATAGAACTTGAATGCAACGTTGTCTGGTCTATCATCACCAACGATTTGATACTTATCAAAAACTGTTAGGTCTTGAAAGATATCATCTCTCAGAGTTCCTTTCTTGAATAAATTTTTGACCTTGATATAGTCAGATATTCTAGCGTCTGGAAGACGACTGACGTATTCAAAATCTGGTAGTTGACTGAAATACTTTGACATCTTAGAAACCTATTGACTCGTCATTATCATCTGGATACTGATCATTAAATACAGGTTCAAGTTCTTGGAACGCCATTGTCATTGAGTATGAAACAGGGACACCATTTAGATAGGTGGCATACTGTCCCTCAGGTGCATACTGAACAGATAAACTAGTGAGAGCGCACTCCTTAAATTTATTTAAGAACTTATGATCTTCTGTTCCCCTATGTTTGTATGATAGTTGGAATGTATGTGGAGATTTCAAGAATAGATTTGATTCACTTCTAATTGGTGCCATTCCTTGCTTGAAAAATCTAATGATCTTTACGATTGCTCTTGCTTCTGCTTCACTTCTTGCAGCTAACTTGAATGAAAAGTTAAATGGTCTGAGTGATGGTCCTTGGAATAACAACTCCATGTTTGGATTAAGAACAGCACCAGTTGCTCTGGTCAAAAGATCTTTATTACCAGATGCCATCCCAGCAATCATTGCACCCAGACCTGTTTTTGCTTCGTCTGGATTCTTTGCTATTGTTTGTAGTATATTTTGTCCTGCACCTTTCAGTCCTTCACCTCCTCCTGCAACACCACTCAATGCCAAATCTGCAACTGCAGCATCCAGAGGATTTAAACTGTTAGATCCAAAACTCACTGCATTTGCATCACCAATCCCTGATGGAATTGGTAGAATGACTGATCCTAAAGTATTTCTATTCTGATCTCTCTCTGAAAATCCAAGAGTGCCACCTCTATTGAATTGCTTGGGTTGATACTCAAGCATGTCAAACTTGATAACATCTTGTCCAGTTCTATCTAAACCTATGGGATAAACAACGAGGCTATCAAAGGAACTTCTTGATCCTTGCTTTCCAGCAATTGGAGGTAGTTGAGATAAATTTAAACCTCCCTTTGCTGCCTCTGCTGTTTCTGGTTCTTCCGTTGCTTCATTTCCAGAACCTTTTGCAAGATTGTATGCTGCTTTATCATCAGCATTTTCTGCAAACTCTTTCCTCATCTCTGAAGAATTCATTTGCGACT